CCTTTAAAGTTCCTCGTGGTGGATGTAAGTTTAGTGAACTTGATGTTGATGTGCAGAATGCAATCAAAGAGCGTGATGCAGTCATTAGTCAGTATACTCAAATTTGTCTTGAAGGTCTTTCGCAGGTCTTTGAAAACGTAAACAGCGGAGTTCCACTCAATCATCAGGAACATCGCAATGCCTCAAGTTCTCCATGGGCAGATTATATTCGCGAACTTTCGGAAAAAAATGCTGCACTTCTTTCTCTGATTTTCAAAGATCATGTCTCTCGTCTGTCGGGAGATGAGTGGATTGTTCAATGCATCGATTTTGTTCGTAACGCCACTCAAATTGAAGATGTAGATGATCGTGATTGTCAGTATACTGCTAATTATGATGGCAAGATTAACTTTAGTGCAATCAATCAAGGATCTTTGAACGCACTTTATCAATCTGTTGAACTTGTTCCAGAGGATAAAGAAGAATTTAGCAACGTCTTTGAAGATCTGGGTCAGTATCTGAAGAGAATGGTTTCTGAAAAAGTTTTGACAGAGAAAGATATTCTTCGTCGCTCTGCAGTTCAAAATCTTTACTGGATGATGCATAACGGTATTGAAGATTATAACCAAGCTAAAGAGGCAATCAAACTTCATCAAATTAAATACAAAGACAAGGAATGCACTAACATAGACTATATTGACGATGAGGATGAAGAGAAAACCTTTAAGGTTTGCTGTGATGGTCTTGGGAAAGACAATATCGAGTTCCGATATCATGTATTGAGTGATATCATCAAGAGAGTCACTAAATAAATATAATCGAATATCGTCGCCGCAGAGGGGCAACTGGCAAAATCCAGTTGTTGCCCCTCTCTTTTTATGCTATAATACCAGGAGGTAGAAACTGACAATGACAATCAAATTAATGCTGTTCAAGTCTGGCGAAGACATCATTGCTGACGTAAGTGAGATGAGTCTTGGTGAGGGTGATGATCGGCGCGTGATTGGATATCGCCTTGAAAAACCTTGTGTTGTCAAGATGCGTAATCCATCTGACGTGACAGAGACCGATAGTGGCACACTTAGGAAGTCTGGTTTTGAAGTATCTCTCTTCCCCTGGATGCCACTATCTGCAGAGAGCAATATTCCAGTTCCATCTGATTGGTTGATCACAATGGTTGAACCAGTCGTCAAACTTAAAGACATGTACATTGAGGACGTATTGACCTATGGACAAGACAATCAAACTGATTCTTCTGGTGAACAACGAGAGACTGATCAGTGAAATCGAAGAGGTAGCAGCAACAGTTCCTGGTGAACCTGACTGTAAACTCATCAATCCCATGGAGATTTGGGAGAACATCAATCTTTGCCCCTGGATGTTAGATCATACTAAGCAAGATTCTTTTATGATTAGTTCTGACAAGATTCTGACTCTTGCAGATCCAATGCCCACCCTACTTGAAAAATACATCGATCTCACTAAGTAATGCGTTTCTACACTAATGTTCAGTTGATTGGCAATCAGTTCCTCGTTCGGGGAGTTGAAAATGGTAGAAGATTTGAAATCAGAGACAAGGAGTTTAGCCCTACTCTTTTTGTAAAGAGTAAGGTAGACACAAAGTACAAGACACTGAATGGTGAAAGTGTAGATGAGATCCATCCTGGCAGCGTCCGTGATTGTCGGGAGTTCTATAAAAAGTATGATGAGATTGATGGATTTGAGATCTATGGAAACGATCGCTACATCTATCAATATATCTCTGAAAAGTATCCTGAGGATGAGATCAAGTTTGACATTAGTCAAATCAAACTCGTAACTCTTGATATTGAGACCACTGCTGAACGTGGATTCCCTGATGTTGAGTCTGCATCAGAAGAGATTCTTGCGATTACAATCCAAGATTACACCACAAAGCAGATCATTACTTGGGGTGTCAAACCCTTCATCAACAAACAAAAGAATGTTACCTATCACCACTGCACTGATGAACGGAGTCTTCTGAATAGTTTTATTAACTATTGGATGCAGGATGTTCCTGATGTGGTGACTGGTTGGAACATTCAACTGTTTGATATTCCATACATCTGTAAGCGCCTTGATCGAGTGCTTGGTGAGAAACTGATGAAACGTTTCTCCAACTGGGGACTGGTATCGGAAGGTAAGATCTTTATTCAGGGACGTGAGCACATCACCTTTGATGTTGGTGGACTGACTCAACTTGACTATCTTGATCTGTATAAGAAGTTTACCTACAAGGCACAAGAGTCTTATCGTTTGGACTACATTGCTGAGGTAGAACTGGGACAGAAAAAACTTGATCACTCTGAGTTTGACACCTTCAAGGACTTCTATACTCATGGGTGGCAGAAGTTTATTGAATACAACATCGTTGACGTAGAACTTGTTGACCGATTGGAAGACAAGATGAAGTTGATTGAACTTGCATTGACAATGGCTTATGATGCTAAGGTCAACTATGCAGATGTTTTCTATCAGGTTCGCATGTGGGACAACATCATCTATAACTATCTAAAGAAGCGGAACATTGTCATTCCGCCTAAGATTAGATCTGACAAAAACGAAAAGTACGCAGGTGCTTATGTCAAGGAACCGACTCCAGGAAAGTATGATTGGGTGGTTAGTTTTGACCTTAATAGTCTCTACCCTCATCTTATTATGCAGTACAATATTTCCCCAGAGACACTCTTGGATGAAAAACATCCCACAGCTTCAGTTGATAGAATCCTTAAGGAAGAAATAAACTTTGAGTTGTACAAGGATAATGCGGTCTGTGCCAATGGTGCAATGTATCGCAAGGACGTGCGTGGGTTCCTGCCAGAGTTGATGGAGAAGATGTACGGTGATCGTGTCATCTTCAAAAAGAAGATGATTCAGGCAAAGAAAGATTATGAAAAGACTCCTACCAAGACGTTGGAGAAAGAGATCGCTCGTTGTAACAATATCCAGATGGCAAAGAAGATCTCTCTCAACTCTGCTTATGGTGCAATCGGTAATCAGTATTTTAGGTATTATAAACTGGCCAATGCGGAGGCGATTACGCTTTCTGGTCAAGTCTCTATCCGTTGGATTGAGAGTAAGATGAACCAGTATCTAAATAAACTGTTGCAAACAACCGAAGAGGATTACGTTATTGCGTCTGACACCGACTCAATTTATCTTAATCTTGGACCTCTTGTTAATAAATTTTTTGGTAACAAGTCTGGCGATAAAGCAGCAGTTGTTTCCTTACTTAACAAGATCTGCGAAGAAAAGTTTGAACCGTATATCGATCAATGCTATCAAAACCTGGCGACGTATGTCTCGGCATATGACCAGAAGATGCAAATGAAGCGTGAGAATATTGCTGATCGTGGTATCTGGACTGCGAAGAAGCGATATATTCTCAACGTGTGGGATAGTGAGGGTGTTCGTTATGAAGATCCTAAACTGAAAGTGATGGGTATTGAATCTGTTAAATCATCCACTCCTGCACCTTGTCGAAAGATGCTGAAGGATGCGTTTCAGATTCTGATGACTGGCACAGAGGATGATATGATTTCATTCATTGATAAGAGTCGTGAGGAGTTTAAGAAGTTGCCGCCTGAGCAAGTTTCTTTCCCTCGGTCAGTATCTGATGTCATGAAGTATAAATCTCACTCAGACATTTATATCAAGGGCACACCGATTCACGTTCGTGGCGCACTACTGTTCAACTACTACATCCTGAAGAACAAACTTGATAACAAGTATTCGTTGATCAAGAATGGTGAGAAAATCAAGTTCTGCTATCTGAAGAAACCGAACACTATTCATGAGAATGTAATCTCTTTTATTCAGGACTTTCCCAAAGAACTTGGCGTTGACAAATACGTTGACTATGACCTACAATTTGAGAAGTCTTTCCTTGAACCACTCAAAACGATTCTTGACTCTATTGGTTGGAGTGTAGAAAAAACTGTAAACTTAGAACTATTTTTTGGTTAATGGACCTTCCTATTGACGATAAAGAACTCGCTACTATCGTTAGCGCACTTCGCCTCGGTGGAGACTCTGCCTTGTATCAAAAACTAAAATTGATGAAGGATATCCGTGAGCAATACCCAGGTGGTGCTTACAAAAAGATCGCTCGTGAACAATTTGGATTTGTAATTTAATGGACTTCTTAAAAGAGATTGTAAAAGAAATCGGAGATGACTACACAAGACTCGCAGCAGACATCGACGACACAGAAAAGTATGTTGATACAGGTTCGTTTATTTTTAACGGACTTGTTTCAGGGTCTATATTTGGTGGTGTATCTGGGAATAAGATTACTGCCATTGCTGGTGAGTCTAGCACTGGAAAAACTTTCTTCTCGCTTGCAGTTGTCAAAAACTTCCTGGATTCTAATCCTGATGGGTATTGCCTATATTTTGACACTGAAGCCGCTGTTAACAAATCTCTTATCGCAAGTCGTGGGATTGACCTAGATCGACTGGTTGTTGTCAATGTTGTTACAATTGAGGAGTTTAGGACCAAAGCTCTGAA